ATGGACACCCTGCAGCGCCTCAAAGGTGCCGCCGGCGTCAACGTGACCGATCTGGCCGAGTCGATCAAGTATGCCGGCGCCAGCCTGAAGGCGCTCAGGCTCCAGGGACTGGATGCGGGCCGCGACGTGGCCGCGGCCATCGGCATGATGGCGACCTCTTCCATCGAAGGAAGCCAGGCAGGCACCAACTTCGCCATGGCCCTGTCGCGCATGGCAGAGATCAGCAGCAAACTCGATCAGACAAAGATCGCTAAATTGATCGGGCCGATCCTGGACAGCAAGGGGGTCAAGCTCAACTTTTTCGACGCCGGCGGGAATTTTGTCGGCATCCGGGGCATGATGGCCGAGCTGGAGAAACTGCGGGCGCTCAACCCCCAGGAGCAGCTGCTGGTCCTCTCCAAACTCTTCGGCCAGGAAGCTGCCCGGCCGCTCTCCGTGTTCATCAACTCCGGAGTGGCCGGGTTCGACGCCATGCTGCTCCGGATGCAGAATCAGGCAGACATGCAGACGAAGATCAACGAGATAATGTCAGGTACTAAGATGGAGTGGGACACCCTGACTGGCACCGTCAGCAACCTGGTCGCCCATCTCGGCGCCGCCATCTCCAAGGTCGCCGGGCTCGCCGGCATCATGAAAGTGCTGAACAGCCTGGCCGGCCGTCTCGACAGCTGGATCGTCGCCAACCCCAAGACCGCCGGCATCATCGCCGGCATCGCGGTCACGGTCACCGGCCTGGCCCTTGCGATCGGCGGCCTGCTGCTGGCCATTGGTCTCGGCGGTACCCTGTGGCTCAAGATGACCATGGGGATCGGTTTGCTGGTGCAGGGCGTCGCCCTGCTCAAGGCGGCCCTCATTGGCCTCATTCCTACGGTATGGAGCTTCACCACCGCTTTGCTTGCCAATCCCGTCACCTGGATCGTTCTCGGCATAGTCGCTCTGGTCGGTGCACTAGCCTGGCTCTACAACCGGTTCGAGGCGGTACGGACCGCGGTGCAGTTTTTCAACTTCTTCCTCGGCTTCCTGATTGGCAACCTGCTCAAGCTGGTTACGCTCAAGGGGTGGCTGAACCTGTTCGAGTCTGGCCGCGCCATCGTCTCAACCCTGGTCTCGGGCATCCGTTCCATGGCCATGGCGCCGGTGGATGCGGTCAGGGGGATCTTCCAGAAGATCCGCAACCTGCTGCCGTTCTCCGACGCCAAGGAAGGTCCGCTCTCCCAGCTCACGCTGTCGGGGCAGCGGATCATGGACACCATGGGGGACGGCATCAGGCGTTCCGCACCCGGCCTGCAGCGGACCATGGCCGGCGCCCTCGCCGGTGCGGCCATGACCGTGAACATGGCAGCAGCTGCTCCTTCCGGTCAGTCCGGCTCGGGCAAACAGGTGGTGATCCACCAGCTGACCGTGCAGCTCTCCAACGTCTCCGATGCCCAGAGTTTCATCGACCAGCTGCAAACGCTCGTGGAGGGGTTTGATGGCGATTGACGGATTTCTGAGATGGGAAGATGGCCTGGTAAAACTGGGGGGGGAACCGGTACCCGGAGTGTTTGTCGATCAACGCGTCCGCGGCGAGGTCCGTTTCGACCAGTCCCAGCACGACGGGCAGTCCGGCAAGAACAAGGTGCCGCTCGGGTTCAACGACGCTGACATCCAGCTCACCCTGGAGCTGCTCTGTGACGACGAGAGCGACTGCTACGAAAAGCTGGCCGCCATTGCGAAGGTTTTCCGCAAGGATCGGCAGGCCAACCCGCGGGTGNNGCGGGTGTATGCGGTGACTAACCGCCACTGTGCCGCGCGGGGGATCCGGAACGTGATCTTCTACGGGCTCGACTCCTGGGAGTCCCAGGAGGATGACGTCATCACCGTGTACCTGTCGTTCGTGGAGCACCTGCCACCGGTTATTCGCCGCGAAAAACAGCAGGCCGCCGCCAAGGCGAAAACCGCGGCCACGACCCCGGCCCCTACGGTAAAACCGACACCGGCAGCCTCTACTGCCATCGTTTCCGACCCGGACAGCCCATTCATTGCCGGATTAACAGCAGGGATCAACTGATGGAGATCAACGGGCTCAATCTGCATATCACCGTGGGGGACCTGGAGGTCTACCGCGCTCCGCACTGGTGGATCGAATCGATCCGCCATTACCCGCTCGGGCGGGCCGGAATCACCCTGCCTGATCCCGCGCGTTCATTGTACAAGTCCGTGGCCATTGGCGACCGTGTATCGATCGCGACCGGCTATCGCGACCAGCCCATGACGGCCTGGAATGGCACCGTTTCCGCGATCGGACCGGGGGCGACCGACGATCAGCTGGAGATCAGGGCCATCGATGCCGCCGTGCCGCTCACCACGACTCTGGTCACCCAGTCGTGGGAAAACGAGACTCCGGAGGCGATCGTCGCCTGGGCGGTCCGGACTGCCGGCTTGACTCCGGGGCGGATCGATCCGACCGGGGTTGTCATCCCCCGCACCGTCGCTTCCGGCATCCCCGTCTGGCAACTCTGCAATCAACTTAAAGAAACATGCAGACGGGCTTTTGGGCTCAACATGGAACGCTGGTCGCTCTGGCTTGGCAGTGTCGGGGTGAACTGGGGCGATTTCGACGAATCCGCGGCGACCGTAGAGATCCGCACCGGTGCCAACCTGATCAGCCACAATCCCACCGACTGGCGCAGCGGCATGAGCAGGATCGAGACGTGGCTATTGCCCGCGCTGTCCCATTCGTGCCGGTTCCAGCTGAGAGACGAGCGGCGGGGGATAGATACCGAACATCGCGCCATCAGGGTCCGGCACGAAGGGACTCCGGAGCGGATACGGACCTTCATCTGGTACGGAGTCGAACATGGGTAAGAGTTACGATCTCAAGGATCTCTTGAAGCGAGTCGTCGAGCTGGTGATGCCGAACCTACGCCATTACTACCGGCTGCCGCGCAAGGGCCGCGTGGTCAAGTCCTATGCCAGCGATGGCCGCTACTGGGCGGACGTGCAGCCGC